ATTTAGGGAACCTAAAAGTTGTTCTGTACCAGCTGCAGCTACTGCTGCTGTACCTGTTGTTGCCATCGCAACCAAATCTTGGTTGTAGATAGCTGTCGCAGATGCTGCTACAGGGTATTCTCCTAGACCTGCAGTGTTTGCCGACTGACCAGCCATTTTTACAGGTTTCATTCCGAAACCAGTTGTTGACGCGTTAGCCATAGTCATTACTCCTTATGTACCTGCCCCGAAAGGCCTCCAGTACGGTTTATATTATTCGCTGGTTTCGAATTGTTATTGAATTTTAACTTTTCTTGCCACCGAAGGTTACACGAGTATTTCTATCTACAGAGATAGGCATACTCTTATGCTGCTCCTTCGCAAGATCGGCGTCAATTGCAGATTGTTGATCTTCTGCTTGTGAAGCATAGTATTCAGTTCTTTGCTTCGCGATCTCTTCAGGTATCCTAGTCAGCACTAGGCCTCCGTGTCCGATAACCCCTGCGTATTTGCCGTCAGTGATAGTGGGAAAGTCCTCTTCGGGATATTCATCTGATCTTACTAACTCATACCCGGATCTTAAGCGTCCTTGTATGTTTTTTGTATCAGTGAATCCTAGGATTTCTGTCCTGACCCATCTGTGTCTCCATCCGTCTGGCGCGTTGGGCGTATCTAAATACGATGGTGGAGCCCAAACCTTTGGTCTTGCTTTTGGCTTAACCGATTTAGCTTGTGATTGTACTTTTGTAGAATCACTTTGCTTAGTTTGACTCGCACGAGTTGGTTTCTTGTTTTCCATATGCCTATACCTCCTTCGTGTTCATAAGTTGTTTCGCATACTCTTCTAATGGCACACCTAATTTTTTCGCTATTGCGACTTGAGAAGATGTGAGTCTCACAGTTTTTGCATTAGCCTTTGGACTACGCGTTGCAGAGGCAACTGTTTGTGTAGGTTTGCTAACAGTCTTATTAACAGGTTTATCAAATTTATGGGGAAATTCAAGTCTTATTCTTTTATCTATTTCCTTATAATATTCGTCAGATTTAGGGTCTATCCCTTCCTCTTCTGTTAATTTTCTGTGAAGATCAAAGGCAGTATAAGTCATAGCTGAATCTGTTCCAAACCATTCATTATTACTTGCCCATGCTTCCGCTTTTGGATCTGGCGGAGCTGCAGGTTGTCTTGTAGGTTGTTTTACAGGCTCTTCCTTAGCTGCTTTATCTCTCATTTCATTTTGAGTTTTTAATTCAGCAAGTCTACCTTGTTCATAACCTAATTGTGAGATAGCTGTTAAAGCTTCTGTTTCAGCTTTGGGATCTTCTGCTTGTCTTGCAGCTGTAAGTTTAGCTTGTGCAGCAGCTAATTGTCCAGAGATTCTATTCTCCATTTCTGTAGTATAGTCTTTGTCCAAAGTATTAGCTTGAGTTTTAAACTCATCTCTTTCTTTTTTAACACTTTCAGCATAACGCAAAGCTTCTTCTCTTTGCCTTTCTGCTTCTCGCATTTTTTTAGTAAGTTTAGCTATTCGCTTTTTAACGCCTTCAGAATATTCTTCAGCTTCCTTACTTTCACTTTTTTGTTTATTATCTTCTTGAACACTAGACTGCTCCACAGGTTTCTCAGATGAGTCACCGGCGCTACCACCGTCTTCAAGTTTTGTTTCACGTTCATTTTCATACGTTTTATCTATTTCCTTTTCTATTGTTTGTTCTACAACAGGTTCTTCTTTCTTTTCTTCTGGCAGTTGTACTTCAACATCAGGACCTGATGTATCTATATCAACCGTTTCTTCTTGTTTTATTTTTTCTTCTGCTTCTGGCATAGTTTCTCCTATGATTGTTAAAATTCGTGGAATATATCTTCAGGGTTTTCCACGGTTGCTAAAACTTCATCATCATTTAAAAGTCTTAACTCACCCCCATCTATTTTAATTCGTGATCCGGCATATCTTGCAAAGATAATCCAATCACCTTTCTTGCACCAGGGACCCTCTGGATATCGTTCTTTGTCATAGCAGTGTGGTCCCATAGCCATAACTAATCCACAAGTCGATGCAACTTGTGATCGTTCTATGGTATCTTCTGCTAGAATTATTCCACCTTTAGTCTTTTCTTTTTGTTTAAAAGGTAAAACTATAATTCTCCAACCTGTTGGAGAAGGTAATTTTGATGACTCGTCGATTTCTTTTTTAACACCAACTAAGTCTTTATTGGGTAGTATCACTTTTTGATTTGATACTGATGACTGTTCCTTTTTCATTTTGCTCCTTTTTGTTTAGCAGGGTGGATATTTCCTGTAATAAACTCTCGTAAGTTCTTACTTGACCTAACATATACTGGTATCTTTCCATACTGTCAATAGCTCCGCTAGCCATTAATTCCTTAACGTCTTCTCTTCTTTGTTTTATTATTTTTATAAAATGTTCAAATAGTTCCATTATTTTCTTCCCTTTCTTATTGCTTCTTTTCCTCTTTTAGCTATCGCTGCTACTTCAGTCTTACCCATTACTTTCGCTCTTTGCTCCATAACTGTAAGAATTTGAATTTTCCTAGCAAACGGTTTACTAATTTTTTTAACTTTCGCCACTGTCTTGCGCGCATCCGTCGGCGTCGCGAACTTAATTCCAACAGTGTCACGTGGGTTTTCATCAGTGTAAAGCCTTCTACCATGTTTTTTACCTGGGTGTTTACCAGTTCCTTTTTTTGGATCACTCATTAAAATTTTTTATTTCTTTTAATTTTTCTGATGCATCTACAATTTTCTGTAAAAGTTTATCTATCTCTTCAATATGCTGTGGGTGTTCTCCTATACCAACAGGTTGTTCTAGATAAATTTTTATAGTTGCATCCGCCTCAGAAATTTGTGCGTTATATTTATCTTCTAATGCTTGTAATATTGCTTTCTTTAACATTTCCACCTTCTTCTAGCCTGACGTAGTCTAGAATTAGGATCTCTTGCAGCTTTAGGAAATTTTTTCATTTGTCCTGCGCTTCTTGCGCAATACGACTTACGTCGTTTAGCAGCTTTTGATCCAGGTTTTACTTTACCCGTCACGGCTGTTTTTAGTTTTGAACCGGGATTTAATCTTCTGTAGGCTTTGACCCCAGCCTTTGTCATGCCTGCGCCCGACTTAGTCGAACGAAAGTTCTTTTTGTTTCTTGCAGGCATGTTATCTTGTTTTCTCAAACTAAACCTCCCATACCCATTTTTTTTCTTTTTGCAAATGTTCTTACATTTGTTGGTTTTGGTCCTGTGTTACCCGCCGCTCTTTTTCGTCTGACAGCACTCGCCCTTTGCGAGTCGCTCATCCGTGTGGCTTTTGCAAGTGGGACGCATTTTGGATACTTCCTTTTCGCATCTGCTTTTTGTTTTGAACGGCCACATTTTGCGAAAGAACCATCCTTTTTCTTGGAACCAATATCTACCCATTTTTGTTTGAACCATTTATCCAGACCATTTTTTGCCATGGTATTAATATACTTTGGTAATCTTTCTTCTATTTGACATAACTTTACCACAACCTGTAGCTATACCACCACGTTTTAATCCCTGTCTTTTTAATCTAGCAGTAGCTTCTGCAAGTCCACCACCCATATAACCAGGTCTCATCATGCCACCCATGGCAGCAGGTTTACGTCCTTTAAAATCTTTTCTTTTTACACCAGAAGGATCTTTAATTTTACCTGCACATATTTTAGATGCGTAGGCGTTAGGCATAGGCAGACGGGTAAACTTTAAATTTACGCTTCGCTGCCGATTTTCCTCTAGGACAAAGTTTAGTCATTATTTTTTCGCTGTTTGTTTTGCACGTTTAAAGTCAGATGCTTTTGGTGCACCTTTTGCACCTTTTTTTCGCATCTTACCGCCACGTTTTCTTTTAGCGTGAATGTTAGCGTATAAGCCCTTACCGGCCATTACTTAACTTTCCCACCATTCTTCATATAACCCATTTTGTTTCTAACTTTTTTGGGTAATTTTTTTAAACCTTTTTGATTTGGCTTAACAGGTTTTAGAGCCTTTCCACCTTTTTTCATCATAGGTCTTTTCATCATTGTTCCTGGCATTATTTTTTCCTCGCTTTCCCAAATCCTCTGATTTGAATTCCTATTTTCTTTTTAGCTTTTTTTGTAGTTTCACCTTTTACAACTTTACCACCATCTTTAAAACCAATATCAAATGCTCCAGTATTTAAATTAGGTGATGCCATCATAGATGCTTTTGGTTTTGGTAAACCAAAATTATCTGCTCTTGTGTTAATACCATAGCTTCTTACAAGAGCATCTATCTCTCTTGGATTTGCATTGACATCAACAGGAGCTGCCATCTTACCGGCAATATTCATCATTCTTTTTGCTGAAGGAAGAATTGATAGATTTCCACCTTCAGTTGCTAAAAAATCTTTCATTTCATTTGCTTGTCTTCTTTTTTTACCAAGCATTGTTGCACCAGCTGCTAAAGCTGCTACTGGTAATGCTCTTTTAAGAAATTTTTTTAGTTTTTTCTTCATTATTTTTTTCCTCCTCCATTTCGGAATATTTGTGTTCCTTTTATACCATATATGCTCGCAACTACAAGTATCCAAAGATTAGTAAACCATGACGGGAGCTGCGAGAACATCTCAAAGAACAATTTTACCTTTTCCATAGCTGTTGGATCATCACTTATGACTGCATAGGCTAAAATTACTACGGGCAAACTGAGAATTATCAAAACTGCCTCGTCTTTCCAGTCTGATTGTCGTGCTTCTAATAATTTACCTTGATATTGCTCCTCACCTCGAGCCATTCGATCAGCATGTAAGAGTTGTGCCTCTGACATTGCCATTTTTGTCTTCTGTTTGTTAGCATATATCTTACTTCCTGCAGAAATTGCTAATTTTATTGCTGAAAACCACATAATTTTTACCTTTTACCTCTAATTATAGCTACATTACCAATTGGTTTGTCCATTTTTGGTGCTGAAGGTATAGTTTTACTTAAAATTGTTTTTTCAATTGATGTATTTGCTCTTAATTTTGCTAAATCTTCGTTTTGATCTAGTTTATCTTCGTTATTTTCTTGTGCCATCATAGCTTTCATCTTATCTAAGTTTAATCTTTGGTCTGCATCCTCTGCTTTTCTCTCATCATTCATTGCTCTTAGGTCTAATTCTCTTGCTTTTAGTTTAGCAATAGGATCATTTCCAAATGCACCCATGATTTTATTTTCTTCTTCTTTAAATTCTTGAGTCATTTCAGCAATCAGTTGAGATTTTCTAGCTTCTAACGATAAAGTTACAGTTAAAATTTGTTGTTGTGTATTTGGATCTTGTTGTAACATTGGATTTTGTTGTATTGCCATTTGTAATTGTTGTAGTTGTTGTAACTCTTGCATAAATTCTACTTCTATTTGCTCTTGTGCCATAAATGCAATGTGTTCAAATATATTTTTTTCTAATGCACCAAGAACTGCAGGATTATTTCTAGCTAAATTTGTAGCCATAAAATTTAAGTGAGTTGTAATATGTGATCTATGATCCTGACCTTTAAATGCTTGAAAAGGTTTGCCTGACATTGCCATAATATTTTCAGACGCTGGATCCATCGGCATAGGTTGTTGAGGTGGTGGCAATATTTGATCAATATTTTTTACACCGATTGCTTCGTACATATCTCTGTATGCTTCATACATATTGTGTATCTGTGGATTAGACATCGCAAGTTGTAGTTCTGTTTGTGCTAAACTAATTCTTTGTGATTGTGAAAATATGTTTGGATCTGCAACTGGTATAATATCAATCTTGTCATCAAAGTCAGTTTGTTTAATCGTTCTTTGTGCACCAACAACATCGTAAGGATATTCTGGTGGTAAGTATTGTGAAAATACTTCAGCTAATAATTTAAATTCTTGTTTCATTGCAGCATACATTCTTTTGTGTATTGCTGACATAACTCTTGAACCTCTTTCCAATAATGCAATAGTTGTACCTACAGCAGCACCTTGATTACCATCACCAACTTGCATATCTGCAATAGCTGCAAATCTTTGACCCGCTTGAACTACAACACCCATTAATTGTAATAATGTTCCTGATGGTTCTTTAAATGGTAATGGCATAAATGCATCTCTTATGTTACCACCTGGTGCATCTACATCTCTGAACTCTCCAGGTTTGATTGCTTCAGCTTCATCTCTAAGTCTAATACCTCTTTGTTTAAATCCTGCAGGTAAGTTTGAAAAAGTTCCTGCATCAATCAAAGATCTTAATGTTGCTGTTGCAGTCTTAGATAGACCACCAATCATATGTATTAAACCAAAGCCATAGAAACCTAGACCAGGTAAAAATTTAAAGTGTACAAAGTAATCTATCTTTTTTCTAAGTGGATCACCTTGTTTGTAGTTTCTTCTAATAGATAAAACTTCTTTACTACCTTGATCGAGTGTTACAATATAAGGTAATTTAATTCCTGTCATTTCTCCAGTCTCAGGACTTAAATCTTCAAAACCTTCTAAATCTAGATCGGTATGAAATTCTAAAATTGTAAAATCATTTTCGTCTTTTGATTTTCTTACACCTTCAATCTCTAATTCTTTTTTATCTATTTCTGAATCTTGTGTGTAGCCAGGTGATATCTCTATGTCTCTATAAAAACCTGATACTTGTTTTTTTCTTAAATCATTTTCTGACATTTTTAATCTGTGTACAACTGCTTCTGCATCTTCAATAGATGTAGCTGTATACGGAACTATCAAATCATCTGATGGTATGAATTTAGATACGGCTCTGTCAAGAAGTTCATCGTAATAAATTTTCTTGAAAGCAGAGCCGCTTAGAGGGAGATAAAAAAGCATCTGATCGAACTCGGGTTCATACTCTTTCATCTTATTCATGAGCTGATAGTTCATGAAGTTTTTTACTCGACTAGCCTGGTCTTCTTTTTGTCTGTTTATTACACCCATGATCTGAGTGTGAACAGGACCTCTAGCTGGAAGTAATTCTTTGTAAGCTTGTGCTTGAAACTGTGTGACTGCCTCACCTAAAACTGGGTGTGTAACACCAGAGGCTCCGGCAAAGGGTTGTGTTCTATCTTCGTATTTAAATCCTAAAAGATCTAAACCTTTTACATAACTATCTTCCCATTCTTTACGAGAAGATTTGTAATTCATATAATTATCAAAAAGATCAGAACCTAATCTACCTAAAATATCTTCAGGTAATAAATCTGCTAAATTGTCGAAATGAGATTCTGTATCTGGTTGATTAACTTTGTTTGGTTCAAAATTTATATCTACCGAACCATCTTCATTTTCTTGTACATCGACGCCCTCACCACCTTGTGATTCTGCAACTTGTTCTTCTGCTAAAGCGACCTCTTGTTCGCTAGGCGTTGTTACTTTTTGCTCTACTACGTTTGGTAGAGCCTTGTCCATTATTGACATTCTTTTTCTCCGAGTTCGTTACTACTATAATCTTTTTTCCAGGTACATTCAACCCCTGTGGGTTAGGGCCTCTTTTTGGGGGTGGTCCCCCTCCTGGAATTAATTTTACCATTAATCTTTTAATAAGTTATAACCTTGTATACCTAAAGATAATCCAAGTCCAGCTATGCCTGCTCTTGAAAGTGCTTTTAATCCTAGTCTACCTAACCCTAAACTAGCAACTTTTCTAGCTGCTGAAGGTAATCCTCTGGTTAGTTTTGGTGTCTGATCTGCAAATGCAGGATATAAATAATTTAATGGATCTGTTGCAATATCTAATGGTGAGTCTCCTTCTGCTACCTGACTAGTGATATCCATAGCAGCTAATGGTGCTAATAATCCTGGTGATGCTGCAACTCCTAAACCTCTTCCTAAAGTTCTAAAACCTGTTTTAACAATACCTGGTCTTTTCTTTTCTACACCAAAGCCTCTTGATTTACTTGCTTTGATTGTTTTTGGTGCAGTTGCAAGTGTAGATCCTGCAACTAATGCACCCGCTGCAGGTAATTGATAATCTAAAATATCTGGTCTATCAAAATCTGTTGCTATCGGATCTGTTGCCATTGCAACCAACATACTTTTTTGTTGATCTTCATTTGATAAATAAGTTGTTGGATCATTGTTATTAAATTCTTTTACAAGTGCAGCTCCAACTGCTCCTGCTGCACCAGCAATACCAAATGTTTTTGCTCCTGGTGATTTTAAAAATCCTAATGCTGCGTTTTTAAATGCAGCTAATCTTCCTACAGGTTTTTCTACTTCAGTTATTTTTTTAGCAATACCTACAGGGTCCTGATCAATTCTTTTAATACAACTAGATGCAGTTCCACCCGTTGCAGCAGTCAATGTACAAATTTGTTTAAACTCCGGTGATTTTTTATCTAGTGTTGATACGTAAGCTTTTAATTGTGTTGTAAAGTTTTCTCCCGCTGCAGTTAATATTTTTTCTCTTTGACCAGGTGTAGCTGTTAAAAAATCTATTTCACCAACAGCACTTCCTTGACCTATAGTTTTTGCAGGATCCATTTTTATTCTTCTTAAAATAGGTTTATCATTGCTATCAAAAAATACTTCTGTAGCTTCGTTTAATCCTGCTATCGGTGTGTTTTTATATTTATTAAGTAAAATATTTTTAGCTAGATTTTGTTCTTTAATTAATTCTTTATAGCCCTCTGGTTTCTTTTTTAATAATCTATTTGTAGTATTGTTTAATTTTGCAAGCTCTGTTTCTAAAATTTTCATATCGTCAGCATTATTAAATTCTTTGCCAAATATAAAAGCCATGTTGTTTAAATTTGTTTTAGCTGTTTTGATTGCACCGTGGTGAACATGCACATCACTTGCAATGGGTCCAAAACCCATATCTTTAGATATCTGTAATTTTAATTGTTGGATAGATTTATAAATATCAGTTGGATCAGCTTGTGTTTTTCTAGCTCTTTCTAACTGTCTTTTTCTTCTGTTTATATCAGCCCGTTCTAGTGTCGGTTTACTATACCCAATATATTCTGGAGAGGTGATAACTGTTTTTATTATTTTAGACATGTTGTTAAAAGTTTTTTCTGTTGGTGGGCCTATGTCACCCATGTCTTTAATATTCGAAAGAGGTATGTTTGGATTAAATTTTAATCTTAAATAATCATGTCCATTTTTAGTTTTTTGAACATCAAAATACACACCTTTGTGTAAAGCGTTTAGGTCCTTAACTTTTTTAGCTAAACTTTTTGTAAGTTTAAATTTTGATAAATCTGTTTTAGGTGCTTTTTCTATAAAACTTTTAAAAGTAAATTGTGACAATAAACTTTTATAATCTGCTTGATTTCTTTGAAAACTACCACCAGGTCTTTTTCCTGTAATTTCTTCTATCCGATCTTTCAAAGCATTCATGCTTTGAAATTCTGTTTCTCCGTTTTGAATTAATTGTTCTAATGCTGCTATATACGCGCCGTAAGACATTACACCTCCAGGATTTCTGCTAGGCCGCCGCCTTTGAAACCTATTGGGTCAATGCCTAACATCTGTTGTATTTCTCTAATACCTTCTGGAAAGTCATCAGGATTTTTTAAAACCTGGTTTAGTCTTTGCATATATAAAGTTTTTTCTTTACCAACCAAACTTTTATCCATTGCTACATTTCTAAATAGTAATGAGATATCTTCTGCTTCTAATCCATACTTACGTATGTCGCCATATCCCATTTTCTTTCCACCTTGCTGTGCAGCTTTCTTTGCAAGACCTAAAGCTTTGCCTACAAGTTTACCTCTAAAGAATGGTACACGACCACCATCTGCAAATTCAAAATCAGAAATGTCTACAGTTTCTGGATTAAATCTTCTGTCAGTAATTGATCGACCGGCTGAGTCTTTGACACTAACTAATCTTTCTGCAAACAATTGTACATCAGTTGGTCCATCTAATCTTGCAACAGCTGATGCAACTTTTGGGCCAAAGTATTTTTGTACTAGTAGTAATGGATCACCCATACCACCGCCACCACCTTCGGTCATAAATTTAAAATCATCTACTTCCATAATATCAGATAGAGTTGTGTTACCTGGTTCATCACTTAAATCTTTTATTCTATTTAAAAAGTCTCTAGCATTTCCTCTAACGACTGGTTGAGCTGCAGGTGCTACACCTGCGTTTAAATAAATTTTATCTACTAAATCATTTACGATTAAATTATTATTCTGCACATTCTTAAGTGTTTCTAGACCTTTACCTGTTGGTAAGATAGTTTCTGCTGCATCAACACCTTCTGACTTTGCTAAATTTTTTATTGTTTCTTCTGCAGACGCAAACGGTGCTGCAACATCCCCCGGTTCACCACGACTTCCTGGTGGTGGTAAATCAGGATCACCTGGTGGTAAATCATCTGCTTGTCTTAATGACATCAAACCTTCTTTGTCTAGATTCCTGGTCCCTGTTGCCAGATCCGTGATGTTTGCTGGAGCTGCAGGTGGATTATAAAACTCTTTCATCTTCTGCATGTTAGAGATTAATTTATTTGCTTGAATATCATTTAACTTACCTGAAGTTAAATAACCCATCGAGGATTCTAATTCTTCTACTGCTTTTGATTGCGGTAGAACACCTAATGCATCAGTGTTAATGTCCATGTCGACCATTAATTCTGAAGATTTACCTTTACCTAAAAAGTTGACATTGGTTCGGGTACCAAGGACCTTGCTTACATTACCACCTAAACTTTGATAAAGTTTTAATGCTGTATCTATTAAAGTTCTACTAGCCATAATATTCTATACGTTTTTTAGGAACTGGTTCATCTTTGTAATCCTCTGGGTGTTGAATCAATCCCCCTTGTCGTATTCTCATTAGCGCTTGTGTCATGGAGTCAACGTAGTCATCGTGATCACCATTTGGAAACGCAGCGCACTCTTCTACCACCTCTTGGGCAAAATGTTCATGCATCGGGGCCCACACTTTGCCGGCCTCGAAAAGTGGCGAAACTGAGTTTACTCTGACATGTTTATCATTTCCTCGGCTCGGTGTAAAGTTAACAACTGGTATTCCCATCTTTCTTAATTCAGCTGTTAGAGGTATCCCTGTTGCCTTGGCCTCGATCAAAGTCATGTCAGGACGCCACCAGAGATACTCTTCATGAGCAACTCTACGTAGTTCGGGGAACTCGTATCTGTCTTTAAATGCTGCCAATAGTATTATATTATCTCCATTGTCTTCTGTTTCAAAGACTCCCCAGGTAGTTATGGCACTAAAGTCAGCAGATTCTTTTTTCAAAAAAGCTGTATCCC